TTGTTTCTTACGGGAGGTGGCTCGGCGGCGATGGGCAGTATTCTTAAGGGCGTATTTGGTGCGATTACCGATGCTCGTCAGCAGAAATATGAAATGGAGATGGCGAGGGAATGCAGAAACAATGAGTTCGCTTTACAGTTCCAGGCGGCACTCAATAGCGGTCCTGGTGGAGCTTTTACTCGTGCTACTCGTCGCATGCTTGCTCTTATCGGCATGTTCACACTCAGCTTCATCACCTGTATCACCACCATCTTCCCAAGTGTTCCGCTCGTCAGTACAACAAATATTACCGGAGAAGGAAGAAGAGAGTTTCTATTCGGACTCTTCAGTTTTCCGGCGGAGCAAGCCCCTTTGGTTGTTACAACGGGACATATTGCACTTTTCGAAGCAACCGTCGTGTTGCCGTTAATCATAGGATTTTATTTCACACCAGGAGGAAGAAGATAATGTTTGATCGAGTCGCATTTGTAGGTATGAGCGGAACTCTCGCAACCTTTGGATTATCCGCATTTGATACGGTTGTGGGGATTGCGGTCGGACTGGTCACCCTGGCCTACATGAGTCTGAAACTTTATCAGGAATTAACCAAGAGAAAGTAATGCCACGCTACTCTCCAAATGGTCCGCTTGATGATCCTATCTTAGTTGATGGGGATCGCGGATTTCGTGGTATTGATTCGTACCTTGAGAATACATCCTTACAGGGTGGGTTTGTGGAAACGAGTGAGAATATGCGTCTCACCGGAGACCTAGCGGAAACTCGTAAAGGTATTGATTTCTTAGCTGGAGGTCTGACCCTTAGTTACAATGGAACGGATGAGCGGGTATTTTGTGCGACTTTGTTCAGCGACCCAGCCAGTGGCGAGGAGTTTGTGGTGGTTGCTACCAAGACAAAAGCAATCATTTGGAATGATGCAAATAACTCAGGTATTGCAATTGATTACCCCGGTGGGGAGGTGGTTGCAGATGCGGATGGAGCATCCTTTGTGCAAGCATTGGAAAAGCTAATTTTATTCCGAGGCAAAAATAAAACCCCACTGGAATGGGATGGAGATTTTGCATCACCAAGTGATTTTGTAGTCAAAGCAAATGCAAGCCCAGGGGCAGGAAATATCCAATGTCCAAATACGGACTTTGGTTTGTTTTTTCGTAACCGCTTAATTGTTCCACAGCCCACAGATTCGAACTACACGGTCCTAATGAGTAACCTGCTTGATACGGATGTGTTCACTCCCGCAGACGCGCAGTTCAGAATCAACAAGGGAAGCGCAGATAAACTCGTCGGATTCTTTCCCTATCAGGAAGATCAGTTGATCGTGTTCATGCGTAACTCGATCCACATGATCAACAACATTGCCACGGTGAGCGCGGCAAACACTTACGAGATCACCCGTCAGCATGGATGTGTAGCCCGCAAGAGTATCGCACAAAGCGGACCCCAAACTTTCTTCCTGTCAGACAACGGGGTCATTGTACTGTCACCTGGTACGGACCCGGCCAAAGGACTCGGAGTAGCAATTTCAAAAGTAAGCGGAGAAACCATACCGATGACCCGCCCAATACAGGATCAATTCGATGAGGTAAACTTTGCACATGCGGACAAGTCCTGCGGGGTGGTTTTTGACAACAAGTATTACCTTGCAGTACCCACGGGCAGTTCAACCGTACCGAATGCAATCTTTATTTACGATCTGCTTTCCTCCACATGGATAAGCGTGGACAGTTACCCCGCAATGTTTGATAATTTGGCATTCCATGTGGATGATTGGGTCATCTGCTCACACGGGAGTAATCCGACCAGACGAAGACTCTTTGCCTGTAATGACACCGGGTTTTACCTGATGGAAGAAAACCAAATAGACGATTCAGGTCGCAAGATTGGATCAACCGCAGAGTCAGGCACAACCGCAATCGCGGGTAAGCTGAAGACCCGCTCCTTCACCTTTGATAGTGTGGATGTCAAGCGTTGGAGACGGGGACAGGTCGGAGTCAATACCGTGGCATCTGATGCGTTTACCGTGAAGGTCAACACCATTGATCCTGACACCACAAGCACTGTTCTGACGCATACCGCTTCGGGGACCGAAGAAGCGTTATTGCGGTTTGGAACGGGTAGGGTTCGTGGCTATGGGGCTTCGGTTGAGATTGATGTGATTGCGGGGAGACCGAGCTTCAGGCACATTAGCTTGGAAGCAATTGCAAATGGATTGAACGCCAGGAGGGAAGTTGCGTAATGGCAATCACTGCGTCAGTTACAAGAGGTTTCACATTTGCCACAGGAGTGGAGGTAACCGCCGCCGCACTTAACCAACTTGGTGAACCAACTGTCACAATCAACGAATCAAATGTAAACATTACGGGCGGTTCAATAAGTGGTTTATCCTCACCCATTGCGATTGGAGATGGCGGAACAAATGCAACCTCCGCAAGTGCCGCTCGTTCAAACCTTGGCCTTGGTACGATTGCTACCCAGGCAAGCAACGCCGTAGCGATAACGGGTGGGACTATGAGCGACACGCTTATAACGCTGAAGACTTACAATGTCGCGGGAGTACCATCTGCAAGTCCTGCGGGGCAGATTATATTTGTTACGGATGGAAACGCAGGAGCGGCCACGGTTGCGGTATCAGATGGTTCAAATTGGAAGGTGGTCGCGTTGGGGGCGAATATTAGCACATGAATATTTTGGAACAAGCAAAGGATATTTACGATAAATGTGGATACTCTGATATGACTAAAGATTTGTCAGCATATATGGCAAACGGATGTGTATACATAAGCCCAAATTCACTTTTAGTATTTAAGGCAGTTAAGAAAAATTGTGAAATTAGGCCGTGTAATCAATGGAATGTGAAAGACCCTGATGCTTGGTATGTGCAAGCTGTAATCGGGAAAGTAAAAGATTTAATAAAATATATTCCTTACGATCTTCCTTACATTGGGTGGGAAAGAGGAGTTAAACAAAATTCATTAAAGTGGTTCAAATTTAGCAGCTTAAAAAGGAGAAAATAATATGCCAGGTTTATTTAGCTCAGGAGATACAACAATAAACTACCCTGCTCAACAAAGTTATGGAGAAGCGCTAAGCGAATCCCTCAAGGCTCAGACCGATTTACTACGCGGTACGGGAGAGTTTGCTGATACGGGTGGACTGCAAACTTTAGTTGAGCAATTTGAGGCTCCACTCCGCCAATCCACCGCCCAAATCGACACCGATGTTCTGAGGCAGACTTTGTTGGGTACTCAGCAGAAGGTTCAAAGAATTGAAGACCCTGATACAGGTGAGGTCAAATACGGAATCCCAGGTGCGGAAGTTGTCACAGGCGATGACGGTGAACCGCAGACTGCAGGTGGCGGTAGGTATCAAATACTGATGACTGATCCAGGCTTTTTGGGTAGCACAAGGAGTAACAATAGTGTAGCCCCTACTTATGCCATAATTGATACCCAAACAGGTGGTACATCAGATTTTTTTGGGGGAGATGATTACTCTTCTAGCATGACACGAACCCAATACAATATTGCGAAAAAGGAATCAGTAAATAAAGCAATTGCAAAAATTACAGAATATAATGCAGTAATCGAAAAAGCTGATGGAGATGTCGAAGCTCCTACCCGCGAGTTTAACTTTACCAACCCCAATATTCCCGCAGACCCATCAAAAGCGGGACAAGAAGGTTTTGATTCCGAAGGTCGAGCCTTACTCCAAGAGGGTCAGGTAGTCCGAGCCGAGGACGGCATGATCGACTTGTTGGGTGATAAGCAATTGACCGCAGATGGTCGCCAACCTGGTTTCGATACACAGGGCAACTTCCTTGGCCTCTCCGCATTAGCAGAAGATATTCAGCGGGGCAACCTTTCCCGCCAACGCGAAGCCGATCTTTCAGATGTTGAGCGGTTATCCGGACGCTTTCAGGATGTGATGGAGGATTTTCGCCCCGGAACCGCCGAAGCGGTGACGGGTGCGCGTGATGTGCTGGAGTCACAGAGGCAAAACCTGACCGGGCAAAGACCCGCTACTGCGGCGGATGTTGCC